ATACCTTTGATGTACATTCTGGAGAATACACTACAGAAAACACATACGATAACGATTTTGTAATAATATGAGAAAAGTAAATAAAATGGCAAAAAAGAGATACAACAGCAAATCTTTGCCAAAAGTAGAAAAAGGAAAGATACATATAGTTAATATGTCATCTTATACTAGACCTGAAATAAAAGAACAATACAATAGGGATTGGGTAGAATATGGAGATGACAATAATTATTTTAGTTATTTAATAGATAGATATAACGGCAGTCCTACAAATAATGCTTCTATTAATGGTATAGCAGAAATGATATATGGTAAAGGAATAGATGCTGTAGAAGAAGATACAAAAGGTAAAGATTATATAGAGATGAAAGAACTCTTTACTAAGTCTTGTATGAAGAAAGTATGTTATGATTATAAAATGATGGGTCAAGCTGCAATTCAAATAATCTATTCTAAGGATAGGAAAAAGATTGTGCAAGTAGAACATATACCTGTACAGACGTTAAGGGCAGAGAAGGCAAATAACAAGGGTCAAATACAGGGTTATTACTATGCTAAAGATTGGTCAGAAGTTAATTACAAGATGAACCCTAAAAGAATACCTGCATTTGGAACAAGCAACTCAGGATTAGAAATATTATATATTAAACCTTATAGAGCTGGATTTTATTACTATTCACCAGTAGATTATCAAGGAGGTTTACAATATGCAGAACTAGAAGAAGAGATAGCGAATTATCATATAAATAACATACAAAACGGACTTGCTCCAAGTATGCTTATAAACTTTAATAATGGTGTTCCTACAGAAGAACAAAGGTCTCTTATAGAACAAAACATACAAGAAAAATTTAGTGGTTCTTCTAATGCTGGTAGATTTATATTAGCATTTAACGATAGCAAAGAGCTTTCTGCAAATATTGAGCCAGTTATACTAAGTGATGCACATGAGCAATATAAATTTCTTAGTGATGAATCTATGAGAAAGGTAATGGTATCACACAGAATTGTGTCTCCTATGCTTGTAGGTATAAAAGATAATACAGGATTAGGAAACAATGCAGAAGAATTACAGACAGCTTCATTACTTATGGACAATACAGTTATAAGACCAATGCAAGTTACTATACTAGATGAATTAGAAAAAGTATTAATGTATAACGGAATTGAATTAGATATATACTTTAAAACACTACAACCTTTAGAATTTACTGATTTAACTAATGCTGTTACAGATGCAGAAATAGAAAAAGAAACAGGAATAAAAAAGGATGATAGTGTACAAATAGAAGAAGAACAAATAAATATAGAAGAATAATGGCAACAGCACTATTTATAAAAAGGTCAGATTTAGTGAAAAACACTGCATTAAATTCAAATGTAGATACAGATAAATTTATACAGTTTATTAGTTTGGCACAAGAAATTCATGTACAAAACTATTTAGGCACAGATTTATATAACAAGATAAGTGCCGATATTATTGCAGGCAATTTGGGTGGAGATTACTTAGCTCTAGTAAATGATTATATACAACCAATGCTTATACATTTTGCTATGGTAGAATATTTGCCGTTTGCAGCTTATTCTATATCAAATGGTGGTGTATATAAACATAACTCTGAAAACAGTCAAATAGCTAATAAAGAAGAGATAGATTTCTTAATTCAAAAGGAGAGGGATTTTGCTGAGTATTATGCACAAAGATTTATAGATTATATGAATTACAATGCACCATCTAAATTTGATGAGTATTATAGTAATTCTAATCAAGATATTTATCCAGATAAAGACACAGGATTTCACGGATGGGTATTATAAAAAAGAATTACAAACCCAAAGAGGTTAATGTCAAAAAATTACTAACTTATTTAAAAAAGAAAGACAATGGCTACACTTTCAGGAAATAAAATAAAAAACACTTATCAGTCACTTGTCAAGTTCTCTGATAATGGAAATATAACTACTTCAGCTAAACAATTAACTGATGGATTTGGTAATAACTCTCCTATGTTTGTATCTACTACTCAAGTAGGAATAGGAGTAACACCAGAATCAGGAATAGAACTTCATGTGTACGGAGATGCTAAAATAGGTAGCAATTTAACAGTTATAGGAAACTTAGTAGTTGAAGGAAGTACTACAACAGTAGGAACAGATACATTAACAGTAAAAGACCCATTAATTGTATTAGCAAACAACAATACAGCATCAGATGCAGTTGATATAGGTTTTTATGGTAAATACCACCCTTCTAGTACTACATTATACTCAGGACTATTTAGAGAAGCTCTAACAGGTAAGTACAGGTTATTTAAGTCGCTGCAAGTTGAACCTACTACAACAGTAAATACAAGTGGAACAGGATATTCAGTAGCTAGTTTAGTTGCTAATTTAGAAGGGAATGTAACTGGCGGCACAATTAGTGGAACTACTGGAAATTTTAGCGGAAATATTTTAATGAGCAATAACAGCAATCCATCTTTAAGATTATTAGATACAAATAATAATGCTAATGCAATAATATATGCTGGTGAATCTGAGGTTGTAATGGGAAGTTATTCTACACATCCATTAAAATTTGTACAAAACACTGGAACTGCTTTAACAATAGACACATCAAAAAATGCTACGTTTGTAGGAAACATAATACTTGCAGGAACAGTTGATGGCAGAAATGTTTCTACAGATGGAGCAAAATTAGATGGAATAGAAGCAGGTGCAACTACTGACCAAACTGCTGCTGAAATTAAAACTGCTTATGAAAGCAATTCAAACACTAATGATTTTACTGATGCTGATGAAACTAAGTTAAATGGTATAGAAGCAAGTGCTGATGTAACGGATGCAACTAATGTATTGGCTGCTGGTGCTGTAATGACAACTGGTAATCAATCTATTGCTGGTGTAAAAACATTTAGTAATCAAGTATCAATTCCTGCTACACCAAGTGCAAGTACAGATGCAGCAAGTAAAGGATATGTAGATACTAAAACAGGAGAAAATAACGAACTATCAGAAGTATTAGCAAATGGCAATACTACAGGAGGTACAGATATAGCAGTAAGTGCAGGAGATGACATTACTTTTACAGATACTAGTAAGGCATTATTTGGAGCAGGTAATGACCTTGAAATATATCATAACGGAACAAATAGTGTAATTGATAATAATACAAATAACTTATTAATAAGTACAGCATCACAAACTATAATTAGTTCAAATGCTACTAACAACCAATTAACATTAGGACACAGTTCAGGAAACTGGTTTGCAAAAGCAACTAACAGTAATACATTAATAATAGGAAGCGAAAGTAATGGAACAAACAATATAACATTAGATGTTACAAATAGTGGTTCAGCAACTTTTGCAGGAAATGTAAGTTTGCCAGATTCTAAAAAATTAATATTAGGAACAGGAAACGATTTAGAAATATACCACGATGGAAGTAATAGTTATATAAAAGACACTTCAGGCACAGGAGATTTAATAATTGACACAAGTACTTTTAGATTAAGAAGTGCTAATGGTGGCGAAACAATGATTCGTTCTTTTGAAGATGGTGCAGTAATTTTATCTCATAATAATACTGATAGATTAGCAACTACAAGTTCAGGGGTTACTGTAACAGGAGAAATAGGAATAGGTGGTGCTACTATTATAGATACAACTGCAACTTATACACAAATAAGAAATCCTGAGTCTACAAGGTGTATTTTCTTAGGTGATAGTGGTGATGCATCAAATTATTATGATAATACTTCACATATTTTCAGAAGTGCAGGTGGTGCTGCGAATTATTTAACTATAAATAGTTCATCAGCAACTTTTGCAGGTAATGTATCATTAGGAGATAATAAAGAATTAATTTTTGGCGCAGCTACTGACTATAAAATATATCATAATTCAACTACTAATGTAAATCATATATCTTCATTAATAGATAGACAGTTATCACTTAATGCTAATAATGTTTTTATAACAAATCAAGCTAACAGTGAGAATATGGCTAGATTTATTGCTGATGCAGAAGTAAAACTATATTATGATAATGTACAAAAATTCCAAACAACAGCTACAGGTATAGAAGTTAGTGGTACAAGCTCAACTTTTGCAAATAGAGTATCAGCAGGAGAAAGTTTTAATGCTGTTAAAGATGGTGCAGATACAGTTGCAGATGGACCTTTCTTTGCTTTAAAAAATGCAGCAGGAACAAGACAATACATAAATCAATTAGATGCTTCTAATAATATAGATTATTGGTATTATAATGGTAGTACTTGGGCACAAACAATTAGTTTATTAAATAATGGTGGAGCAACTTTTGCAGGAAATGTATTTTTACCTGACAACAAATATGCAACTTTTGGTGGTGCTAATAATGCTTGGGAATTACAAATAGGAGTAGTTGGAGATAATGCTTTTATAGAAAAAACAGCAACAAGTAATGG